TAATTGCTATGATTTTAAAAACAAGCGATAAAACAGAAATGAAAAAAAAAATAAGAAAATTAACATCTATAATAAATAAAAACGATAAAGCAGGATATAAGAAGTTTTATGCTTCATTGAAGTAAAAGAGATTAAAAAAATATATTTTAATGTGCCAAAGTGTAATATATAATAGTTTAATTATTATATATTATTAAATTATTTGAACAAAATTAAGTTGATTTCTTTTCGCATTGTCCATTGATTTTATTTTTACGCGTTCCATTTGGGCAACGCTTTCGTTTAGTTTTGTTAGAAGAATTATTGGAAGATTTTTTAGTCTTAGAATTAGAATTACCACTTAACCTACTTAATTTATACAATAGTTTTTTGTCTACTCTTGTCAATTTCTTTTTATCATTTCTACACAAGGGACATAATTTTAAACGACCATCATTAACACACCCTTCATGATATATATGCTTTTTACATTTGGTTTTATTAAAACTTACTGCAACACTTGGTCCTTCTTCGGCATATTTATCTTCCAAACAGATAGGGCATTGTGGTCCTTCGCGACCGGCTTCCATAAGTTTTTTATTGCGTTCATCTATCTTGATTCTCAATTCCTTAAGTTTATTATCCATTTCTTTTAATTCGGCAGCTTGTTTTTTGGGCATTTCCTTTCCTATTTTCTCCCATTCATCCAACTTGAACGGATAATATGCTTTTCTACCATGATATCCTTTATGTATTTCAATTTCTCTGCGATGTTCTCTTTTTTTTTCACGAATTTTGTAAACATAATTTAGATAATCTTCTTCAGTTAAACCCATTATATAATATAGTGGGGAAAAATATAAATATTATCTTTTATTATTTATTATTTATTATTTATTCATAAATATCCTTATCTAATTCAAAGCAATCTTTATCTATTTTTTCAACTATTTCAACACTAATATTGTCTGGTATTTTATCTAAGTCCAAATATTGGACTACATCTTTTAATATATGTAATTTAAATTTTGTATTCTTATTTTCTACTTTACATTTTCCCGTCCACTGATTTAATGGTAATATTTCATTTAGAGAACCTATCCTTCCTGCTACTCCTTGATACTTATTTTCTCTCTTTCCCGGTCGCCCATTTGGACACTTCATGCGCCATTCACATGAGAGGCAGTTTATATGGTCTGGGAAACCTGAAAAAATTACCATATATTCCCAACCACATCCCTTTCCGTGAGTGGCTTTAGCTCCTCCTTTGATTTCTTCATTATGTTGTCTTAGACGACGTATCGGGTTATTTGTAGAGCCGTTGTACGTATTATTTTTCTATTGTTCTAATTTATTTCTTAAAATATAACAATACCACATATATTGTTATTCAACATAATAAAATAGAAATTGAAACAATATAACTCTAATAAATTCTATACAATTATAGAAATGTCTGTAAAAAGAAAACAAAAAATAGAAAATCAAATAATATAAACATTATTTTTATATAATATTAATGGATATATCATTAACACCTGATACTTATACACCAAGTGTAGATGAAAATGGAAATTATATTGATAAAGCAATAGACAAAGTGAAACCAGAAAATTATAAGAATTATTTTCAATATGCTTATGGTGTAAAAGATGATAATACTTATAAGCGGAAACCATCAACTCGTAAGTGTAAATTAAAAAATTATAAATCATAATTTACTTAAAAATTATTTATGTAAATTATATAGCAACTATGAGATTAAAAAGTGAATTGTATAAAAACGAACAAGATGATATTACTGATAAAATTATTAGCATATTAGATTTGGAAAATAAGAATACATATACACTATATGAATTAGACAATAATGAAGATATACAAAAACAAATTATGGAACTTATACCTGAAATACGAAAATGGTTTGCATTTAATAATATGAAAGCAGTAGGAGAACCTGAACGAATTAAACGACCTTGGTTGTCTATTATTAAGAAATTAGTTCAACCAAAATATTCAATTGAAAATAACGAAGGGCAATTCAAAATTAATGAAAAATGGATAAAAACTCCAGTGTATATTTTTACAGAAGTTTAGGGGATTTTACTTAAAATATATTATTTAGGGAAAAATACTTAAAATAATATATTTACATAGTATATAGAATGGAAAAAGCAAAAGAGAAACCACCTGAGTTTTTCAAATCCATTAAAACTTCGCTCAAAAGTGTATTGAAACATCCTGAACTTAATACAAAAATAATCAATGATGCTGTTGTGAAATCTAACAAGATTGTTATTCATACTTTACAATTTCTGAAATTATATTTATTAGATTACTATGAAAATAATAATCAAACATTACCAATAGTAAGCAAAGAACTTATTAATAATTCTATGAAAGTTGTTTGTGGTGAGAAAACTGAAAAAAGAGGAAAACCTCCAAATAAAGAAACGATTGAAATGAAAGACAAACTTACCACTTTCTACAATCAGCACTATTTACCTCTTACACAAAATGACCCAATTGACTATGCAGGACTAAATACTACATTAGATTATCTGAAGGAAGATGTTATCACAATGTATGAGAATAACATACAATTACACTATGTAGAATATGTTGAACGATATGTAAATGTTGTTTGGAAAAAGAAACTGATTGTGAATAAAATAAGAAACTTGGGAAAAACTAAAATGGAGCGTGATGCACGAATAAGAACCCTCTGTGCTGATTTACGAAAAATAAAGAATGATTTGTTGAATGTAGATGATAAACCATACCAATCAAATCATCATTATCATAAATGGATTACACAACAAAAGCAACATATTTTACCACCTAAAACCAAGTATGAAAAAAATAGTGTTATGTATGATTTGAAATGTAAAACTATGGATTATTTGCCGTGTATGATTTATATGATGAAACAAGTTGAAAATGATGATGAAAGTATTAATAATGTGTTTCCATTGCGAAGTGAAATTACGCCAAAATATATACGATTAGATACAACTACATTAGTTAATCTATTGTTGAGAAAAGAACACGGAACAAAAGGGTTTTTCAAAACAAAAGGGGAACTGAAAAAGAATGAAGATAAGATATGGAAGTTCTTTTTTAGAACGGAGCGAAAAATGTTTCATAAAACAGGTTTTTCGTTTCATCATATGGTTTCCACAGATGGAATTGGATTGAGTATTTTATTTTTACGAGATGATTTAGTTGGTAAGAAACTACCTATGATGAAGAAGGGAATATCAAAAGAATTGTATATTGATAAATTAGATGACTATTCCAAATTGCAAAATAAGAAAGTTATAGGGATTGACCCTGGAAAGGAAGATTTGATTTATTGTGTTGATGATGCTTCCAAAGATGCGAATATTTTTCGGTATTCACAAAATCAACGAAGGAAAGAAACCAAGATGAAAAAATACAATAATATTATTTTGGGAATGAAAAACAATAAAATAGAAGGTAAAACTATTATAGAGTATGAAACAGAACTATCACATTTCAATCGTAAATCACTACAAATTACCAAGTTTAAAGAATATCTACAAGAAAAAAATAGAATAAACCATATATTATTTAGATTTTATCGTAAGGAATTATTCCGTAAGTTGAAGTTTGGTAAATATATCAATATCAAACGAAACGAGCAAAAAATGATTAGCGACTTCAAAAAAACATATGGTAATCCTGAAAATGTGATTATTTGTATAGGTGATTGGGAACAACGAAAACAAATGAAATACAAAGAACCTACATTAGGAAAGGGAATAAGAACTTTGTTTAGAAAAAATAACTATAATGTGTTTTTAGTAGATGAGTTTAGAAGTTCCTGTAAATGTTCCAAATGCGATGGGGGGATATGTGAGAAGTTTATGGTGCGAGAACACCCAAACAAAAAGAAAAACAAAGACGAATTGCGATTAATTCACGGACTACTACATTGTAAGAATGGTTGTGGGTCGTGGAATAGGGACCGCAATGGTTCGTCTAATATCTACAAAATAGCAAAGAACGCAATAAATAACATAGACAGACCAAGTTATTTATGTAGAGAAACAAGTAATCAAAGCACTTCAACGAGTGTTTATAATCAAACTTTACACAGGTATGAAAAGACCTAACTTTGAACCTCTTTTTTTCGCATTGTTTGTGCGAACTTAAATATTCAAAGGTGTAAATTAAATCTGTAATCGTCTAAGTAGGGGAACAAAAATATATAATATGCATATATTATTTAATAACATACTAACTTATATAATATGTTATTAGAAATACCACAAGAAGTAACTTATAATATATTTGAATATTTGTTAAATGAAGAAATATTTGAAATTTGTATTGTAAATAAAGAAATAAATAATATGATAAAAACACAAGAATTTCGGGAATATTTAAATTATAGAAATCATCCTATTGTTTTTAATAAAATAGATCATATTTGTGATATATGTAATTTAAAATTAATAATATTGGATTTAAGTTTTGATGTAGTTATTTGTAAGCATTAATTTTTTTTGTCTAAAAAAAGGAAAATAGGTAAGGATTAAAAAAGTTCAAAAAACAGGGGGCAAAGTACAAAATGAAAATCGAAAAAGGACAAGAATAAATGTCCAAAACGCTTTTTTGATTAGAGTTTTAAAAGCTCAAAAAAACCGGATTTTCAGTTTAGATGTTAATGGTCTAATTTTTATTTCCAATAATTTGATTTTACACCAACCATTTTTTTAAAAAAATCAGTGAGTTTGGATTTTGGAGATTTTTTTGTTGCTATATATTAAGGAAAATGGTAGAAAAAAAGTCGTCAAAAGTCGTAAAAAATTTCCATTGCGAAACGTGTGACTATAGTTGCTCACGTAAATACGATTATGATAAACACTTATCCACTCGTAAACATAAAATGATAGTAAATGGTAGTAATTTGTCTGAAAAAATCGATAAAAAATATTATTGTGAATGTGGAAAATCTTATATTCACGATAGCGGGTATTATAGGCACAAAAAAGTGTGTACTCTTATAAATGAAGAAAAAGAAAGTAATAATGATGGAAATGGTGTAACAAGCGAAATGTTTATGGAGCTTATGAAAGTTGTTGTAAAGCAAGGAGAAAATCAAGTAAATATACAGCAACAACAAAGTGATATTATTAAAGAAATAATCCCCAAAATAGGAAATACAACAAATAACACAAATACAAATTGTAATAATACAACAAATAAATTCAATATGCAAATCTTTTTGAATGAAACGTGTAAGGATGCAATGCCATTGGTTGAGTTTATTAACAATTTAAAGTTGACAGTAGAAGATTTAGATAATACAGGTAAGGAAGGAATTGTAAAAGGATTAACTGATATAATTACAAAGGGATTAAATGAGTTAGATGTTACAAAACGTCCAATTCATTGCAGCGATATAAAACGCGAAACTTTATATATTAAAGATGAAGATAAATGGATAAAAGATGATAAAGATAAGTCAATGGTATCGCACGCAATAGGAAAAGTTAAACGCGACGCAGATAGTTTCTTTCCAAAATGGTTAGAGCAACATCCCGAATGTTGGAAAGAAGAAAGTCCTTACCATGAACAATATATGACAATGGTAACAAATAGATTTGGAAAAGGTGAGGAAAATTTCCAAGAAAAGAATACGAAAAAAGTAATAAAAAATATAGCAAGAGAAGTAATCGTAGATAAAGATACAGAAATACTATAGAAATACTATAGAAATACTATAGAAATAATTGATATTATATTATATAATAGTTTAAATAAATATATAAAATAATAGTTTTGTATATATTTATAAATGGTATTATCAAAAGAAGAATCGTTAGCCACAATAAAATCAATATTTTTAACATTAGAATTCTCAGTATTTTTATATCCTAGCACAATGGAAGATGTTAATTTAAGAATAGCAATATATTTTTCATATTATATATTATTTTATTGTTTCAATCTACATAAAGGTTATGAAAAAGTAAGAAATGAAAAAATAGAAGATTATAAAAATTTAGAAGATTAATTATAAAGTTTTTTTATATTGCTTCCAAGAAATATTAACTTTAGGACTTTGTTGTGGTGTATCAGGTAATTCCATATTATTTTCGTCCATTTTCCCAGATTTTCTAAGTTCGCTATCAATATAAATACTTTTAAGAATTTTACCAACTTGATAAGAAGCTTCGTGTTGATCTAATTGTGAATTTTCTATTTTTTCAAGTATTTTAACAAATTCTAATAGTAATGAAACATCAATAATTTCATCTCTTAATTTATTAAAAATATCATTATAATTATTATATAGAAAGAAGCATTCAGTTTTTAATTTGTCGTCAAAAATTGGTCGTTGTGTAATTTTTAATTCTTTATATTTTTGATGATATAAATTAATTCTAACAATATCACGTTTAATATCTTGACTATGTTTAAGTTTTCTGATATTTGAAGTTTGGTCTTCAACATTATTTTCGCTAATCATGCCTTGCAAATGTTTTTTTTCAGTAGGGTTCATTAAATTATATAAATATTTTATATTTAAATTGTAAATATAAAATATTTATATTGTTAATAATATAATAATATTTTATATAATGTTAAAAAAAATTATTTATTATTCAAAAATATTGTTTTTATTTTTAATATTAATTTCTTTATCATATTTCATTTATTTACATTTTTTTCTATATGAAGACATAAAAAAGAATTGGGAAGAATATAAATGTAATCCATATGTAATACCTTTAGCAAGTATTTACAATAAAGATTCTGAATATAATTATAGAAAATGTAGTAAATCATTTATAACAAAAACAATAGATATAATCTATTTTCCGATACATATATTATTAATTTTCATATCATATTTTTTCAATGCAGATATTATAAAGATGGACAACGTTACAGATTTAATAGATAAATCAAAAAAAACAATTTTAGATATGAATTCACAAATATTTGATAAAAAGAATGATGTATTAGCAAGATTAAAAAATAAAGATGAAAATATAGATGGTTTATGTTTTGCTCCAGAAACACATGTAAAATTAAAAAATGGTGAAATTAAAGAAATGAAAAATATAAAATTAGGAGATGAATTAAAAAGTGGAAGTATAGTGTATGCTGTAATGTCAATATATAATTTAAAAAGAAATGGTTCATATGTATCAAGAATGTATTGCATACCAAATGGCAATGATGATAATAGTGATATAATAGTTTCTGAAAGTCATTTATTAAAGGAAAATAATGAATTTGTTTACGTAAAAAATCATAAACATAGTATTTTACTTCCATATAATATGCAAGAATTGTGTTGCTTAATAACAGATGACCATAATATAATTTTAGGAGATTACATATTTAGTGATTGGGAAGATAATGGAAATATACCCGAATTAATAGATAATAATGATTATGATTATGATGAAGAATTGGTAGAATTAATTTAATATATAACTATTTTTATCTGTTGTTTTATATATATTAAAAATGGACTTTAAATTATTAGGTTTTTATTTTAGATTAGAAGTTGTAATATTATGCGTAGCAGTTGGTTATATTTTAGGTGCACATTTATTTTGTTCTTGTCTTAGAATTACACCAATGGAAGGTTTTGAGATGTTAAATGATTTAAAGAATGTTGTGGTAGGAAGAGGTTCTGGAAGCGGAAGCGGAAGTGGAAGAGTAAGTGGAAGTGGAAGTGAAAAATATGATCCAAATGGAGAAGTATTAAGTGGTTATAATTTAGAAACACCAAATAAAAATGGAATAGCAAAACATTTAAAAGAAAATGTACAAGGTGCAGTTATACCATTAGCAGAAGGAAAATTGGATTTGTTTGAAAAAACAACTTTTTCACCTGAATGTTGTCCTAGTAAATATTCAAATAGCACTGGTTGTGCTTGCCTTTCTTTTGAACAAATGAACCATATTTCTACCCGTGGTATGAATAGTACTGAAGAATCAGAATTTTAAGTTGTAAAATTAAAATAAAATTTATAATTATAATTTTATTTTAATGATAAATTTTATTTAACTATAGTTAAAGCATCTCTTATTACATCAAAATCAGAACATTTTTTATCATCAAAAATATAAAGTATTGCAGAAACAATAATAGTATATGAGGTAAGCAAAATTTTAGCAGTCATAATAAATACATTAATAAATAATTTTTTTTTAAGCATAAATAGTATTTAATTGTCTATTTACTCTTACAAAAGTACAACATTTTGGCAGGTCCTTAATTTGCTTTGAATTAATATAAGTGCAAGTGCTTCTAATACCTCCTAAATAATCTAAAATAGTATTTTCTAAAGCACCTTTATATTTTATTTTAATTGTTCGCCCTTCAGATGAACGATAATTAGCAACTTTTCCGTAATGCGTTTTCATAGCAGTATCACTACTCATACCATAGAATAGTTTAAATTTTTGACCATTTTCTTCAATAATTTCACCAGGATTTTCATCGTGACCAGCAAATTGTCCACCAATCATAATGAAATCAGCACCTCCACCAAAACCCTTTGAAACATCGCCAGGACAGGTAATTCCACCATCGCCAATAATATAACCATTAACACCATGGGCAGCATCACTACATTCCATAATAGCAGAAAGTTGTGGCATACCAATACCAGTTTTTGTTCTTGTTAAACAAGCACTTCCAGGTCCAATTCCAACCTTAACAATATCTGCCTTTCCACGTAATATAAGGTCTTCTGAAATTTCACGCGAAACCACGTTTCCAGCAACAATAATTTTATCAGGAAAAGCATTTCTAACTTTAAGGCAAAAATCACATAATTTATTCATATAACCATTAGCAACATCAATACAAATAAATTTTACATCAACGCTATTAGCAGCATTTTTTAGAGTTTCAATAATAGAAGACAATCTCAAAAAATCATTATCACTTATTCCTGTAGATATCATAAAATAATCAGGGTCTAACCCTTCTTTTGTAACACTCATTAAATTAAAATCTTCGGGTGTATAAAATTTATGAAAAGCTGTAATCATTTTATGCTGTGAAAGAACTTTATAAACATTATATGTGCCAACAGTATCCATATTAGCTGCAATAATAGGAACACCAGTCCATGTTTGATTACTATTAGGAAATGTCATTGTTCGTTCAAGGTTAACTTCTGAACGCGAAGACATAGTTGAACGTTTAGGTCTAATAAGAACATCTCCAAAATCAAGTTTTATTTCATTTTCAATTTTCATATTCTATATATGTAATGAAAATGTTACATTTAAGCACTTTTATTTATTTATTTATTCAACAGTAACAACTTTAGCTAAATTTCTAGGTTTATCAGGGTTAATATTTTTAATTCGACTTATTTTATGTGCTAAAAGTTGAGTGCATATATTCATAATTAAATTAATTATATTAGTTTCAATGCTGATAGAAATTAAATAGGAACTATCATATTCTGGTCTATCACGTATGTATTCAAAAAATTGTATGGAATTAGAAATACAGAATAATTTACCCCCACGAGCGTGTAATTCTTCATAAGCACTGATCATTTTTGATACATTTACATCATCAGGTATATATAAAATAATAGGAAAATCATTAGAAACTAAAGCAAGAGGTCCGTGTTTTAAACTACTAGCACTATAAGCCTCAGCATGTATATAAGTAATTTCCTTTATTTTTAAAGCACCTTCATAAATAATAGGTATTGAGTCACCTTTACCAATTAAAAAACAATTATTACATTTTGAAAAATATTCAGCCCACAAAGATATTTTATTCATTTCTATTTTATTTTGAAAAAAATTAGATAAATTATATGAAAAATTTCTAAGATTATCAAATAAAATATTGTCACACGTTTTTCCTTGCAATTGTGAGAACCAAATACTCATTAATAAAAGTATAATACATTGTGATGTAAATGATTTTGTAGATGCAACTGAAACTTCGCGACCAGCATTTAAATATACACCGCAATTTACTTTACGCGCAATTTGAGAATCAACAACATTTATAACACCAATAAGAATACAATTATTATTTTTTCCAATTTCAATACATCTATATAAATCACGTGTTTCACCAGATTGGCTTAATAAAATAAGAGCAGTTTTACCATGTTTGTTTATGTCTGAAAATTCAAATTCAGCACCATCAATACATTGTATTGAATTAAAATTACAATTTTTTTTAAAATAATTAAGTCCTAAAATTCCAGCGTGATATGATGTTCCACATCCTAAAAATATAATATTATCAACGTGTTCTAATGTATCATTACAAGTTTCTAATCCACCAAGTTTAACAATTCTATTAGATAATAATCTTCCACCTAGACTAATTGCTCTAAGTGAAGAATCTGTTTGTTCATAAATTTCCTTTTCCATCCAGGAGCAATATGGTTTATAAGTAAGTTCATTATTAAAAATATTAATTTTATTCTTTTGACTTTGCTCACTATTTAAATTAGTAAATGATTTTACATTAATTTCCCCATCTTTTATTTCAATAGTAATAATATCATTGTTTTTCAATACAAAATATTCTTTAGTTTTTCCACAAAATGCCGATTGTTCTGAAACTATATATGCCTCCTTTTCATCGTGTGAAATAATTATTGGACTACCTTTGCGGGTTGTATATAATTTATTTGGTGTTAAATTACACATAATAACAAGCCCCCATGTTCCTTCCAATTCTTTACACGTTATTTGGATAATTTCTTCAATAGATTTTTCTTTATAAAGTAAATAATTAAAAAGAAGAAGATTGGAGATTACTTCAGTATCAGTTTGAGATTTGAAAATATAATTTTTTTGCATTAATTTCTTTTTAATAGATGAATAATTTTCAATAATACCATTATGAACTACACTAAACATATTATTTGCACAAGAATGTGGATGCGAATTTTCATCTGTTTTTCCTCCGTGTGTAGCCCATCTTGTATGACCTATACCCATAAAATTTTGATGTTCACTAATATTTTTTTCAAGTTTTTCAATGGAATCTTCCGAATCATTAGAAGCATATTTTGTAGTAATAATATTTCCACATAGGTCTATACTACTTATACCAGCTGAATCGTATCCCCTGTTTTGAAGTTGTTTTAATCCATTTAATAGAATATAATTACATATATTTTGTAAACTAATATATCCAATAATTCCACACATAATTAATAAGTATATATAATATTTAAATAAAAATTGAAAAAATGTATATTAATAAAAAGAAAAAGAAAAAATAATAATGAACAATTTAGTATTCACACGATTATTGTATCCAAAAAATGGAATAAAAAGTAGTATAAAAAATTCTTTTCAAGAGAAACGTTCATATGAAGAGTTTGTATTTTGGTGTAGCGAGTTGTATTATAGTGGTTATGAGGAAAATACATTTCAAATATTATTTGAAATATATTATGATTATGTATTTATTGAAGATGATGATAATAAGATAAATGAATTTATTGAAACAACATATGAAAAATGGTTAAAAAGTTATAAATCTATGAAGTTAAAAACAAAAGATAATTTATTATTAAAGTTAACAGAAAAGTTGTATTTTTCAAAATCAAATGTGATAATTCATAACTATATGAAATATATAAGAACAACTGAAAAAAAAGTAACACTATATCGTGGAAAAAAACCGGATTGGTTAAATAATTGTAAGCCAGAAGAAAAAACATTTGTTTATTCATTATATAAAGCAAATTTACAAAACATAATAATATTATCTTATAATTTGATTAATAGTAAAAAATATACAACTGAAAATGTTTACGATTTAATAGAAAAAACAAATATTATAAAAATAGAAAAGTCCAAACATTTAAAAAATTATACAAATGAACATCATAAATTAGTATATGATGTTTTAAAATCATTAATAAAAATAGATGAAAAAAAAGAGTTAGTAAGAAAAAAGACAAAGAAAGAAGTTTTATCAAAAGAATTAATAGCAAAAATGATGAATAATTATAATTTAAATAAAGAAAATCCACGTTTTATAATAAGAAATTATAGAAAATATAAAATAATATATAATGAAAAATTAACAGATGAAACTAAAAATGATATGTTAAAAAAATACAATTATAATTGGTTGTATTATGCATATGAATTTCCTTTATGGAATAAACGTATAAATGAGTATGGCGGAAAACAAAATCATAGCAAAAAAGAAATAGAATTTGATGAAGAAGATGATGAAACTGGATACTCAATATTTGATAAATTTCATTTGAAATATCAATATGAACCAGACGAACAACCTAACGGATTTACAGAACATATACTATTTTTGTAAAAAAAACAATATAGAAATTATATTATTTTTTATATAATGAATAAAGAAATAATAATATTTGATGTTGATGGTACACTTGTTGAGTCGTCAAAAGATATTTTAGATGACCATTCAGTTATTTTAAATTATTTAAAAGAAAAATATGAAATAGCAATTTGTGGTGGTGGTAAATTGGAAAAAATTTTAAAACAAATGAATAATAAAATATTTTTTGATCATTATTTTACAGAATGCGGTTGTGTTTATAATTTAAATAAAAGTAAATTAGAATTAAATTTAGAAAATGTATATAAAAAAAATATAAGAAACCATTATTTGTATGAAAAAATAAATATTCTAATAAAATTAGCATTACAATATTTAAGTAATGTAGATTATTTATTAACTGGACATTTTGTAGATTTAAGGTGCGGAATAATTTATTTATCTTGTATAGGAATGCAAGCAACTGATGAAGAAAGAAAATATTTTATTAAGCATAATAATAATGAAAAAATTAGGAAAGAATTACTTAATTTATTAATAAAGAAATCAAAAGAATTAGATATACATGATAAAGTATCATTAACATATGGTGGTAGTGTAGGAATAGCAATATATCCTTGCGAATATGATAAAATACAAATATTAGATACATTAAAAAGTAATTATAAAAAAATAATATATTTTGGTGATAAATATGAATTTAATGGAAATGATTATAAAATAATTAATTCAGATATCGTAATAGGTCATGAAATAAATAATGTTAATGAAACATATAAAATATTAAAAGAACAATATTTATAGAGGTAAAAGTGTAATAAACTATAAAAAATATAATTATAATTGGTTGTATTATGCATATGAATGCCCTTTATGGAATAAACGTATAAATGAGTATGCCGGAAAACAAAATCATAGTAAAAAAGAAATAGAATTTGATGAACCATATGAACCAGATGAACAACCTAAAGGTTTTACAGATAAAATAATATATTAATTTATTTCCGTATTTTATTAATATTGTTTCTATACCAATTATACGTTTTTTTTAAACCAGTATCTAAATGAGTAAAATTAAAATTATGATAATAATCTTTAAATTTTTTATTCGAAACAGATTTTTTCATACAACCATCACTTTTTGTATTGTCCCATTCAATATTATCAAATTGAATATTCATAACATTAGATAATTTTGTAACAATATCTTTAATGCTATATTCATAATCATTGCAACATATTAATGTATCTGTTTTGATTTCTAATTTATTAATAAGTATATCACATATAATATTAGCAAAATCAGTAGCATATAACATTTGACGCAAAGGTTTGCCTGAACCATAAGCAATAAATTTTTTATCTTTATTATCTAATGAATTATGAAAACGATGTATTAATCCGGGTAATAAATGACTATTTTCAGGATTAAAATTATCATAAGCACCATATAAATTAACAGGAACAAGGCAAATAAATTGAGTGTTATATGTTTTATTTAAATTTTTACATTGTATATGCATCATTCTTTTAGAATAAGCATAACCCTCATTTGAATAATGAGGTGGTGATTCGTGAATCATATTTTCATCCATTGGAAACATAGACGGATTATGAGGAAAAATACATGATGATAATATAAAAATTCCTCTATTTATTTTATATTTAATACACGCTTCAAGTATATTTTCATTTATTCTTGTATTATTTGAAAACATAGAGGAATTATTATTTATATTTTTGTAAAGACCACCAACATCGGCTGCTAAATGAATAATATAATCAAAATTAAATTTTCCAAAAAATAATAATACATCTTCGCGATTAGTTAAATCAACTGATAATTCATTGTTTAAACTTCTATTAATAAATATAAATTCATTATTAGAATAAGAATTATTAGAAATAATATCTTTAATGTTGTTTCCAATCATACCATTTCCGCCGGTAACAATAATTTTCATTAATTAGTATAATAAGTTACTATTTAAATATTAGATTATAATTTTAATATAATGAAATTAGCATTTATAACTGGAATTACGGGACAAGATGGTTCTTATTTAGCAGAATTATTGATTGAAAAAGGTTATAAAGTATATGGTATAGTAAGACGAACTTCATTATTGTATTCATATTCACGATTAGATCATATTAGAGATAAAATACATCTTGAGTATGGTGATATGAGTGATGGTTCATCATTAACAAATTATATAACAAGTATTATTAATAATAATGATAATTTTGAAGTATTTGAAATTTATAATTTGGCAGCACAAAGTCATGTTCAAATTTCATTTGAAATACCAGAATACACTTCATTAATAGATGGAATAGGAACATTAAAGTTATTAGAATCAATTAGAACATTTAAAAAGGATATACAAGATAAAATCAGATTTTATCAAGCAGGAACAAGTGAGATGTATGGTGCTGTATTAGAAACACCACAAAAAGAAACAACACCCTTTAATCCACAATCTCCATATGCTTGTGCTAAAGTTTATAGTCATTTTTTAGTAAAAAATTATCGTGAAGGTTATGGAATGTTTACGTGTAATGGAATTTTATTTAACCACGAAAGTCCAAGAAGGGGGGCTAATTTTGTTACAATGAAAATAGTAAATGGAGTGAAGAAGATTGTAGAACAAGAAAAAGAAAATATAAATGACTATATTTTGACATTAGGAAATATAGATAGTAAAAGAGATTGGGGACATTCAAAAGATTATGTTTATGGAATGTGGTTGATGTTACAGCAGGATAAACCAGATGATTATGTTTTAGCAACAGGACATACATATAGTGTAAGAGAATTTATAGAAAAGTCTTTTTCTATGAAAGGATTTGAAATAGAATGGAATGGAGAAGGTATTAATGAGGTAGGAATAGATAAAAGAACGCAACGTATATTAGTAAAAATAGATGAAAAATATTTTAGACCTTGTGAAGTTGATTTATTATTGGGAGATGCAACCAAAGCAGAAACAGATTTAGGTTGGGAACGTAAATACGATTTGGATAAATTAATTGTTGATATGTTTGATTAATAATATGTATATTCATAATAAATTATATAAAAGATAGATAAATATAATTTATATAATTTTGTAAACATGATTATAGACAATAATAATGTGCTTGGTGAATCTCCTTTATGGAATCATATGAACCAAACGTTTTATTGGGTAGACATCAATGATAAAAAAATAAAGTCAATGAATGATTATATAATAAATGAATATATTCTAGAAAAAAAACCAACGTGTTTATATTTGTTAGAACCGAATAAAATGGTTGTAGCCGTAGAGGATGGAATGGGTATTTATGATTATAGAATAAATAAGTTTGTCTACTTAAAAAAAATAGTTGATACAACTATTAGATTTAATGATGGAAAATGCGACCGAAATGGTAATATTTACATAGGTACTATGGATAAAAATGAAAAGGATAATATAGGACATATATATAAATTTAATGGTACAGATTTTGAAACAATAAAAGATAATATTTGCATATCTAATGGATTGGCATTTAATAGTTATAATAAATTATACGCGTGTGATTCACTGAAAAAACAAATTTTTACAATAGAAAATGAAAAAGAAACAATAATTAACACTTATTCTGATGTAAATCCAGACGGAGCAACTATTGATGAAATGGATAATTATTATAGCTGTTTATGGGGCGGTTCTAGAATAGATATTTACAATAAAAATAATAAATTATTTGATGAAATTAAAACACCATTTACACATCCCACGTGTTGTTGTTTTGGAGGTATCAATATGAATAAGTTATTAATTACAAGTTCTTCTTTATTAAATAATAATAATGAAAATGGAAAATTATTATTGATTGACTATAAGAGAACCGGCATTTATGAGAGTATTGCAAAAGTGTAATTCATAAATAAAGATTTAGATATTTGAAACATTTATTCAGTTGATAACTTAATCGATGCTCCTCCGTCCATTATATAGTTTGAACCGGTCATAAAATTATTATTAATAATATAATATACAAACTCAGAAACATTTTGAGGTGTACCTATATTTCCTAATATATGTTTATTTGACAATATATTTATTTGTTCTTCTTCACACCCATTACCTACATGACCTCGCATTAATCCACTTCTTAACATTTTTGTATCAATTGCTCCAGGAGATATACTATTAACACGAATATTAAATTCAGATAATTCTAAAGCCATGTTTTTTGTTAATCCAACCAGTGCCGATTTAGAACAAGCGTAAGCTGATATATTATTAGATGTTGCTTGAGAATGAACAGAACCAATATTAATAATATTAGGATTATTACTTTTTTTCAAAAGATGTAATCCATATTTTGTAAATAAAAATGTAGGACGCAAATTACAATTCATAGTATTATCCCATTCATTTATATCTAATTCCCAGATTGGTTTACAAATTTGAATGGCTGCATTATTCACAATACAATCTAATTTATTTATTTGTAAATTGTTCATTAATTGTTCTACCTTTTCAGGATTACTTATATCACATTGTATGAAATGATTAATATATTCTGTTTTTGTATTTTCTACAATATCTATTCCAATAACAAACCAATTATATTTCTTGAATTCTTTTGCTATTGCTTGACCAATATCTCCATTTACACCTGTAATTAATACGTTATTCGTATTATTTAATCCATGATATTTATGTAATTGTTCTGCTAATACAAAATCACTTTCTATATCGATATCGCTAGATTCAATATCATTCATTACATGAATATATGGTTTATTACCTATTCTATGATGTCTTTCAAATAATATGTTTTTTTTGAAAATATATAGGCACGAATTTTCCTCATATAAAGGTTCCAGATTTTGAGTTGGAATAAGTTCATTTGGGTTATGATTTAATGCTGATACATTATTATTTTGATTTGTATATAATCTTGTTTGAAGTTGTTTTGCTGTAAACAAGCTATCGTAACCCTCTTTTTCTTTTTCCATAAAAGTTTCAATACATTCATCTATTGTTTCTACTTTTAATAAAGGATTTGTAACATGTGTTTGCAAATAATAATCATAACCTAAATTCATTTTTGTTATTATATTTTCAAGTAATACATTTGTTGGGGTATTTCCTGGTTGTAATTCTAAAGGTCGCTCATATATGGAAATCATTGTATTTTTAAAATCGGTTTTAATTGACTCCATTACAATAGGACTATTTGTGTCTATATAAATATGATTAATGTATTTACTTTTCAAAAGTGTATTTAAAACAATATGAAACAATGGTTTTCCATTAAAATCGCGGAAATTTTTTCCAGGAACACGTTCGGAATTATGCTTGATTGGGACAATAATACATATTTTCATTTTATATATTTGTAAATATGTATTTAAATATCTTCTTGTAAATAATAAGTATAGTATTTCATTAGATTTTTCATAAATTTAATAGGAAATACCGGATCAAGTAATTTATCTCCATGCTCGCTATTAAACCATACACATACAAAAAAAGGAAAAATACACATAGCATTTTTAAAATCATTCATATATTTTTCATATGAAATAGAATGATATTCGTTTTGCAATTTATAGTAAAAATTTACAACCAATTCGACAGTCGTTATATCAAATTCAATACTCTCAATTAACAAAAATACAATATCGCTTACACCCTTATTTAAATGTATATACTGCCAATCTAAAAATATCGGCTCAATATTATTTTTATAAAATATATTTGGACTTTTTAAATCACCATGACAAAAACTCAACGGAAAACAAGATGCTTCATTGTATATTTTGTCGATATTATTGTATATTTTTTTAATTATATTTTTTTCATTATTGTTTAAAATATACTTAATATTATTTTCAAATATTTCATATCGTGCATTAATCAACTCTTTAAAATAAGATATTTCATTATTTTTTTTCAAACGTTTCATAGTAGGAATTACATCATCATTTGATTCAAAATAAAATGTGTTC